GTCACGGCAAGTCAGTTGAACCGTACTGCGGTTGATGAAATTGAATTTGACCACAGTCATATTGCTGGTGGTATCAGTAAGATTAACACAGCAGATAATGTGTTTGGTATTTTCACAAGTCGTAGTATGCGTGAACGCGGTAAGTATCAGATTCAATGTATGAAAAGTCGTAGTTCAACGGGTGTGGGCATGAAGATTGATTTAGAATATGATGTTGAGACTATGCGTATTAGTGATCCTGGCATTGACGGAGAACAGAGTTATACTCCCAAGCCAAGCGCAAATGACATTATGAGTACATTAAAGCCTCAATCTACAGTTGTTGAAACAATTGATGGAAGCACCGGAGAGATAACAGTAGAGCCGTTAGCTAGAACAGTTCATGCCGATGTTCAAGGCTCAAAATTCAAGTCTTTATTGAATTCGTTAAAGAAATAATTATACCATAATCGTATAAATACTAGTAGGATAATTATATGCAAAAACAAACCCGCTCCCTCTTGCAGGAATTAGAAGCACTTGGAAATAACCGTGACACCAGTCATATTATTGAGAGTAGAGCCCATAATATCATAACTAGTGCTATTAATTTACTAGAGTTAATTAATAAGCATTACCCTGAAGAACAGGCACAGATATTAGAGCGGAAGTTGCTAAGTGCTATTAAAAGCAAAGACCAGCAGAGATTTTCCAAATCATTAAGGAAAAACCGTGAACCTAGCTGAATCATTAGCGATACTTAGAGATAAAGTAGATAAGATTTCTTCTCTAAAAGAAGATAAAGGTCACTTAGATCATCCAGAAGATTTGATATTTTTGGGAGGAAGTGCTGGTGCTAATCGTGCGTTAGAAGCAAGCATAGCTACTGTAAAGAATCCTAAGACTGTTACTATTAAGTGGGACGGATATCCTGCATTGATATTTGGCCGTAATGGTCGTGGACAATTTTCTATTATGGACAAGCATATGTTCAATAAGAAAGACGGCACTGGTCGTCAAGTATTCAGTCCGGAACAGTTTGTTCAATACGACCAAGCTAGGGGAGTTGACCGTGCTGGCCTACATACATTGATGGCAGAGATTTGGCCTGGATTAGCGAAAGCATCCAGTGGTGCTAAAGGTTATTATTGGGGTGATTTGTTATTCAGTCAGACACTAAAAGAACAAAACGGATTATATGTTTTCAAGGCCAATCCAAATGGTATCACTTATAAAGTAGTCGCTGATAGTGATATTGGAAAATTAATGGCAGGAAAACAGGGTGGAATTGCAGTACATCAATATTTGGCTCCTAACGCTATGACAACGGATCAAGCCACCTCATTAGACGGATCAATTGGACAACTTAAAAATAATAGCAATATTGCCATTGTCCCTAGTGCTATGCCAATCACGCCTAAAATGAAAATAGACACATCGTTAGTTAAAGGTGCTCAAAATGCTATTAAAAAGTACGGTGCTAGTGTAGACCAGATGATGGACAATGCTCCGCAAGCACGTAATACATTTAATCAGTTATTTACTGTATATATTAATAAAAAAATTGTAGCTGGCGATTTAAATAATATGCTTGACGGATTCATGGATTTTGTAGAAGCTAGACCAATGACAGATAAGATGAAAGCTAAGATAGTTGAATATCTTAGAAGTAATCAGGAAGCATTAGTTGGGGCATTTACTATTTGGGTAGAGATGTATAAGTTAAAAATGTCTATCGTAGACCAGCTTAACAAAGCAGCAAAATCTAGCCCGGTCAAGGGTTACTTAGATGACGGTACAGAAACACATGAAGGTTTTGTATCTAATGGCTTAAAATTTGTTGATAGAATGGGATTTAGTCGTCAAAATCTTGCCGGCCGCTAAGCCAAATCCGTGTTTTTTTTACTTCTGGCATAAATAAGTGTATGAAGCAGTAGGCTTCAACTTATTAAAAGGCATTATAAAATGGCACAATTTACAAAAACAAACGGTGACTTTCTACCGGTAATCAACTTTGACGCACCAGCATACACAAACAGTGGTGCAAATGCAGTTACTTCTGCTGCAACAGTTCAACCTCAAGGTCCTAAACTAGACTACTTCACAGTTACAGCAGCAAGTTCTGGTGCACTAACTGGTACACAAGTTAGTTTGATCATCCAAGCTACACAACAATTAGCTACAGTTTACATCTATGAGTTCACAACTGCAGGTCCTGATACATTAGCAATGGCTGTGTATCCAACAGCAGCATGGACAACAGGTACATTGCAAACAGCAGTTCGTGCAGGCTTAACAGCTGGCGGCGCAGCTAATGCAGTAGTTGTTTCAGCTACAGCTACATTCACAGGTTAATCAATATCTGTCTAAAAGAACCCTAGAAAATCTAGGGTTTTTTTTACCTCTGTTAAATAGTAGTATGAGTTACATTATCAGTTGTTATACCCTGTTTGATATTACACAGACTAATGTACCTAACCGTCATCGTCCGGATATGAACAAAGAATGGCATCATAAACGAAATACTCAAAGTAATTTTGATACGGTTCAACAAGCAATATCATTACGTAGTCAACCTGAAGTTGTACGTAGTCCAGAAAAATCAGAAATAAGATTTAACGAATTCACTGAATTTGGGTTCTTGTTTGAGCAGCAAGATAACGAAACTTATCCATGCTGGACCTTTGATTTTGCCGTACAGCATCCAAGTGTTTTCTATGATGGAGTAACTGAGTTGGGTGGATTATACCGTGATTGTGATCAGGTTCCTATGATCAAATGTCATACTGAATGGGATCAACTTCCCACATTCTTGGACACTAGCGATGAATTAAGAAACATATATTTTAAAGTATTAACCAAATGATAAGCGACAAATTACTACATAAATTTACAAAAACAATATCCAATCAAGAAATGGAGAAGTTAAGTGAATTAACTATAATTCAAGGACCCGATGGGTCTTATTTTCTATTCAATCAGTATTCTATTAAAAAAAATAATGATTGCTATATAGTAGAAAAAGATAATATTGCAGGAACCAAATCATTCAATGTATTAAAAAACGCAGTGTCTTGGTGTACCTTTGACAAACGAAATAGTATTTATGAATCCAATCGTATACTAGATTTGGACAACAGATTGGCTAGCGTAGATAGCGAAATTAATGTACACCAAAAATTAGTAAAAAAAGCTAAAAACTTAGAAGAAAAATTGATTTACCTGGCTAAATTGGGTGAAGAAAAGATGGAACGAAAGCAGATATCCGAAGAATTAGCGGATTACGTGAATAGTTCCAGAATTTGGCAAGACAAACGATTTAACAAATCCGCATAATAAAGAAAAAAAAGATAAATATATTATATATTTCTCTGGAATACAAATATGAAACTAACCGAACTAAACCACAATCGCCGCTCTTTCTCTACTAAAGTATTGAAAGAACAGTATGAAACTTCATTCAACGTAGATAATATGTCTATGTCATCTACCCGCACTATGCTTCAAAAAGTACGTGGTTTATTGAGTGAGTCAAAGCAATCTCCTGACTATCACAATAGTCAAGCATCAAATTCTTACATGAAGTTGGTGTTCATGGAGCAAGCACTTAGCGACCACTACAACGAATTACGTTCACTTCCACAGCCAAGAATCATGGTTGAGAACGAAGAAGTTGAGAAGTCACAAGTTGTATTAGCAGCACAAGACATGGTAGACCAAGTACAGAAGATGCTTGAAGATGTAGGTCAAATGCAAGTTAAAGAATTACCAGCATTGGTATCAAGTATTGAAAGTGAAATTGGTGTTAACGAAAGTCAAGCATATAATGATGCCGTTTCTGCTCAGTTAGACACATTGTCTGCTGCTCTAAAAGAATCTACTGCTGCATTAAAAAATGCGTTGAACGGTGTTACTGGTCAAGCAGTTGATGCTGCATTTGATGCTGGTGCTGATATGGGTGCTGAAGCAGGCATGGATGCTGGGTTGGATGCTGGTATGGGTGCAGGCGAGGAAGAAACTAATATGGGCGATGAAATGCCTGCTCCGGCTGCCCCAGAAGAACCTGAAATGCCACCGTCAGGCGGTGTAGGCAGAGCAAAGAGATAATATGTTTCTATTTGAACTTGCTGATCCGGCGAGTGCTAAACTTATCGTTCTTGTCAATCAACTTAAAACTGATTTAGATAACGGTATAATAGATCCTAGTAGTTACACGACGGACGAGTTTTTAACTTACCTACAAGATAAAGGTGATATCGTTTTAGATGTCACCGACTTGTATAATATGATAAAGAACCCTCCACTAAACACCGTTATATCTAATATTCAAGGTGATAAGGTTGTGTTTAAAGGGCATGATGAAACTCAACCGTCAGCAGATCCATCACAAAGTCAACAAGTTGTACAACAAATGGCACAAAGTGCTATGCCAACACAATGATAACAGTTACAGATAAAGCAACAAACAAAGTAAAACAAACTCTTGCTAAAAGAGGTAAAGGACTGGGAATCAGAATAGGTGTCAAAACAACAGGCTGTTCTGGTTTAGCCTACGTACTTGAATACGTTGATAATCCAATGGCAGAAGATTTAAAGATTGATTGTGATGGTTGCTCACTATATGTTGATCCAAAGAGTAGTGCTTATCTTCAAGGGATGACAATAGATTATGTCCGCAATGGACTTAATGAGGGTTTTGAATTCTTGAACCCTAACGAACGTGACAAATGCGGATGCGGAGAAAGTTTCCGAATATAATTGACATTAGTATTATAATCAACTATAATTGACTATAATGTACAATCCAAACAAATACAACTATATACCCATGAGTAGGGTAGAAATCGAAGGCAAACGTAGATATGCTACACCGGATGGTGAAAAACTTCCAAGCGTTACAACAATATTAGACGCAACTAAATCAGAAGAAAGTAAACAAGCATTACAGAACTGGCGTAAACGAGTTGGTGTTCAAAAAGCACAAGAGATTACAACCGAAGCAGCAGGACGTGGTACACGCATGCACAAGTTTCTTGAAGATTATATCAAGACAGGTATAGTTACTGAACCCGGTTCTAATCCCTACAGTATTCAAAGCCATAAGATGGCAAAGCAAATCATTGAACAGGGTTTAGTGAAATGCAACGAATATTGGGGCACAGAAGTTCCTCTATACTTCCCTAAAATCTATGCCGGTACAACCGACTTGTGCGGAGTACATGATAGTAGTGATGCTATAATGGATCACAAACAATCTAACAAATTCAAAAAGCGTGAATGGATTGATGATTATTTTGTTCAATTAGCAGCATATGCTAACGCACATAATGAAGTCCACGGGACTAAGATACGCAAAGGTGTTATTTTTATGTGTACCGCTGACGTTGTTTATCAAGAATTCATCATTGAAGGTGCTGAATTTGACAAGTATAGTGACATGTGGTTTAAACGAGTAGAGCAATACTACATGAAATTCCTATAGCGGTTAAGTCAATATTATGATAAATAAGTGTAAACGTGAAGAATTACACTTATGGCCATAGTACAAATTTCAAAGATACAGCAAAGAGCAGGCAACCTAGTTGACTTACCGCAATTAGACAACGCTGAATTCGGCTGGGCAGCCGATGAAAATAGACTTTTCATTGGAAGAACGGGAAACACTTATTCAAGCGAAAACATTGAAGTATTAACTTCATATTCTAATATAAGTTTTAGTCAAATTGAAGGCAGCGATGGTGGCAACTTCAATATCACTAGTCCATTGAATGGACAAATATTAACCTATGTATCAAGTACCGACACATGGGAAAACTACAAAGGTACCACTGCTCAATTGGGTGGTACTAAACTTCAATTAGGCAATGTAGGGAATATTTCAATGACCGGTGGTGCCATCGGTTATGTATTACAGACTGACGGTTCTGGTAATTTATCTTGGACGCCGCAGGGTACATTGTATACAAACATAGTATCATTATCAACTGCTACTCCTATCATTATGACAGTAGCAAATACTACGCCATATGTTAATGGTAGTTCAATAACAATTACCGGTGTGAATGGCGTAGCTAATG